CAAGCAGCGTTGCACTTGATTCAGTGACCTACCTAAGCTACTATGGCCTTGCTCGTGCCGCTGTTCATTTGTGGCTTGTGTTACCTCAACAACTAGCCCCGCCTCCGGGCGGGGTGTCTTTACCAGGAAGAAAGCAAATGCCAGCAAAAAAGGTTACGGACCAAATAATGCAAAAGATCTGCGATCGTTTGGCAGAAGGTGAAACGCTTGTAGAGATAGCAAAGGACGAGAGCTTGCCATCATATCGCACTATAACGCGATCAGTGCAGGACAGCGAAGAAATGTGGGAGATGTACCGCAAAGGAAGAATACTCCAGGCTGAATACTATGCAGACAGGCTGAACGGTTTAGCAATGTCGCCGCTACCTGAGAACGTAGATCCCAGACAACTCAATGCAGAAGTCCAACGAAGACGCCTAGAGATAGACACGCTTAAGTGGACAAGCGCACGCAACCAGCCATTCGGCATACGAGACAAGAAAGCAGATGTGCCACAGAATGCAGGCTTCACAATCTCATGGGCAGGTAATGACCTAGAGGTATCGGCAGTGGATCAAGGGATGAGCGTAGTGGATAAGGAAGTGGTGAAGCATTGATCAATGGGGTGAAGATCGATCGACCTTACATCCTGCGTGGCCCAGCTACGCGCGCGAGCAGCCCAATCGGAAGTCTAGGCGGAATAGCTAAGACGCATAATGAGCATTATGTTAAATTATTTGCGGTATTGCTGCGCAGAAGATCAATCCAGCCGGTTTTGTCCCAATTCTGGCAATCCTGCGGCCCCACCCTCCCCCGAGAGCGCCCGCACTTCCTACCTATGTATAATACCTGCCCAAGGGACTCACACACACATCCTGTGAGCCTTGTATGACACACCAGAGCGAAGCCCTAATGCAGCACATCAACGTGCTACGAGAGGGCGTTGTTGGCGGCTCTACGCAGGCCTCACGCTTTGAGAGCGCTGTGTTGCTTATAGACATTTACGAGCAGATCCTAGAGAAGCTTGAGTTAGTAGATTTTCCTGAGCCGGAGGTTATGCATTAATGCACATTGAGATCCCGTACCAGCCGAGGCCTTTGCAGCTTGCGTTGCACAATGAGATGCAAGAGAAGCGTTGGGGCGTTGTTGTTTGTCACCGTAGGTTTGGCAAAACTGTTTGGGCGATTAATCATATACTGCGCCATGCGTTAATGTCTGATAAGCCGAACCCCCGGTATGCCTATATGGCACCCACCTATAGGCAGGCGAAGAATGTAGCCTGGGATTATATAAAACAGTTCTCTGGCAAGATACCTGGCGTTAAGTTCCATGAGACTGAATTAAGGTGTGATCTGCCTAACGGGGCACGGATTAGCTTGCTGGGCGCTGAGAACCCTGACAGTCTTCGTGGTATCTATCTTATGGGTTGCGTAATGGATGAGGTTGCAGACATGCCTGAGAGCGTGTTTCCAGAGATCTTGCGTCCCGCTCTTTCGGATCACAAGGGCTTTTGTATTTTTGTGGGTACTCCGAAGGGCCACAATGCTTTCTTTGATTACTATGAGCAAGCGGCTTCAAATGATGATTGGTTAGCTGCTGTGTACCGTGCGAGCGAGACGGGTATCTTAGATGATGAAGAGTTGGTTGCTGCGCGCGATATGATGAGCGCGGACCAGTATGCCCAGGAATTTGAGTGCAGTTGGAACGCGAATGTGCCTGGCGCTATCTATGGCAAGGAGCTTGAGGCTTCTCAGTCTGAGGGCAGGATTACTAATGTTCCGTATGACCCTTCTGTGAAGGTTGATACCTGGTGGGATCTTGGTATTGGTGATTCCACAGCAATTTTCTTCACACAGACTGTTGGTCGTGCTATACATGTGATAGACTACTATGAAGCAAGGGGCGAGGGGCTACCGCATTACTGCAAGGTTCTTGGCTCGAAACGGTATCTATACGGCGATCATAACGCTCCTCACGACATAGAGGTAAGGGAGTTAGGGTCTGGTAAGAGTAGAAGAGAGGTCGCATGGGATCTTGGTTTGAATTTCAGAGTTGTTCCCAAGCTTCCTGTGGAGGATGGGCTGCATGCAGCTAGGATGCTTATCCCCAGAGTTTGGTTTGACCGTGACAAATGCAAGCATGCTTTGGAAGCGTTGCGTCAATACCACAGAGCTTATAATGAACGATCCAGGACGTTTAGGGCGTCACCTGTTCACGATTGGTCGAGCCACTGCGCAGATGCTTTTAGGTATTTGGCTGTTGGTCTTAGAGAGAGTAGGGGCGACACTAGAGCCCCTCAGAGGCAAGCGTTGATGGATTACGATCCATTTGCGGCATAGGAGATAGAATATGGCAGTTGCTATTCCACTTTTGGCTGGCTTTGGCGCCGGCACCGCTGCTGCTGCGCTTGGCGCTTCAGTTGGTCTTTCCGTTGGTGCCGGTATTGCAACGGGGGTTGTGGTCAACTCTATGATGAACCAGTCACAGCCTCAAGCACTGGCTTTGCCGGATGTTGCAGATGTTGCCACGGCTGAAACTGATACCTCGACCGTTGATACTTCCTCGGATACGGGTAGCAAAGACACATCGATAAATGATGTGCTTAGTGTGCAGACCACGGCTGCTGATACAGCCGACACTTCTGTTGATAACACTGTTTATACTGCTGGGACTTCTGTTGGCACAGCTGCTGGTGGGGCTGAAACAGCAGCAGCAGCCAGTTTGGTTAGCCAGGGACCGGCGGAAGACGAGGCTATTGGTTTCTATGAGAAGGGTCGCCGTTCCACAATACTAACAACCGCCCAAGGTCTTTTGTCAGATACTAATGCAGCAACGTCTATGTTGCGTCAAAGGCGCGGCCTTGTAGGAACGGGGTTGATTGCATGATGAAACGTAAGCCAAAAAACATTGCTGGTACAATGGGCAAGCGTTCTTCTCAGCCTGCAAAAATGAATAAGGCCGCTTCTGTTGACCCCATAGAGCGTCTAAATCAGCGCATGGCTGGTCGCACTGAAGGCGGCAACAAGTCTAAGAAACGTAAAAGCTTAATGAATAGTTACGGGATGGTAGTATAATGGCCGAAATATTGCCTATGATTTCGCAGTTAGATCGCAGATATAAGACATTGCAGACGCAGCGGTCCCAATGGGAAAGCCATTGGCAAGAGTTAGCAGACTACATGTTGCCGCGCAAAGCCGACATTACTAAGAAGCGCACCCAGGGCGATAAGAGAACAGAGTTTTTGTATGATGGTACAGCCATTCATGCCGTTGAGTTACTTGCGTCAAGTCTTCATGGCATGTTGACCAGCCCCAGCACCCCTTGGTTTGCCATGCGTTTTCGCAATCAGGAACTACAGCAAAGCGATGAAGCGAACGAATGGTTAGAAACCTGCATAGATCAGATGTACCAAGCGTTTCATCGGTCCAATTTTCAGCAGGAGATCCACGAACTATACTATGATCTCGTTGTTTTTGGTACAGCGGCGTTTTATGTTGAGGGTGCAGACGATGGTTTGCGCTTTTCTTCGCGTCATATTGCTGAAATTTGCATTTCTGAAGGTCCAGATGGCAGAGTTGATACTGTTTACCGTAAGTTTAAACTGACTGCGCGGGCTATTGGGATGCAGTTCGGGGAAGAAAACTGCCCTAAAGAGATAAAGAAAGACATTGAAAACGATCCTTACAAGGAGCATTCGATCGTCCATGCTGTTTTCCCGCGCACAGATACTAAAGGTAGGTCCAAAAAGAATAAGCCGATTGCTTCTGTTTACTATACAGCTGACACTCGCCAGCTTCTTTCAGAGAGCGGATTTGATGAATTTCCGTTTATGGTTACGCGTTTTGTAAAAGACAGCGTTTCAACGTATGGCCGTAGTCCCGCAATGAATGCCCTGCCCGACACGAAGATGCTCAACAAAATGTCTGAGACAACTATCCGTGCTGCGCAAAAACAGATTGATCCTCCCCTTATGGTTCCAGATGACGGGTTTATGTTGCCTGTCCGAACAACTCCAGGTGCTTTAAACTTCTATCGCTCTGGAACCCGTGACCGTCTTGAACCTTTACAGATTGGCGCGAACAATCCGCTCGGTCTAAGCATGGAAGAACAGCGGAGAAACGCAATTCGACAAGCTTTCTTTGTTGATCAACTGTTGATGTCTAATGGACCATCCATGACCGCAACAGAGGTGTTGCAGAGGAATGAGGAGAAAATGAGGCTTTTAGGTCCAGTGCTCGGTAGACTCCAGGCTGAGTTGCTGCAACCTCTTATCTCCCGATCCTTTGCACTGCTCCTTCGGTCTGGGCTTCTCCCACCCGCACCGGAGGAGCTACAAGGACAAGACATTGATATTGAATACGTTTCTCCGCTTGCAAAAGCTCAAAGAATGACTGACTTGCAGTCTATGCTGCGCGGCTTTGAGGTGTTGTTGCAGATGCAGCAGATTGCGCCGGTCATGGATTACCTTGATGATGATAAGCTTGTGCAGTACCTGGTGGAAACCACGGGCATACCTGCGCGCGTTATCCGTAGTGACACAGAGGTCAGTGATCTTCGTCGTAGGCGGGCAGAAGCAGAGGCTCAACAAGCTCAACAACAGCAAGAAATGATGCTTGCAGAGCAGGCTCAGAAGGCTGCACCTATGGCAGAAGCGATTTCCACAGCTAGGGAGCGCGGTCAATTATGAATAAGGTAAAAGAATTAAAATTAGCTTATCGTCGGACCTTTGGAACGGATGATGGCTCACAGGTTTTAGGTGATCTCAAGAAGCGCTTTAGCTTTGAGACAACCACTTTTGTTTCTGGCGATCCACATCAATCAGCGTTTGCAGAGGGTCAACGAGCAGCAGTGCTTACTATCGTCAGAATGTTGGCCGAAGAACGCAATCCCGAACAGGAAAACCAATGATCGAAGAGACAACCCTAGATACAGGATCTCAAGAAGTATTAGAACCAGCTGTAATTGCGGCAGCTGCGGCTGAACCCGTTGCACAGCAAGAAGTTGCACAACCTGTTAGTGAAGGTAATTGGCTGGATGGGCTAGATGAGGCTTACCGGCAAAACCCACTTATCAACAAGTGGGGATCGTTAAATGATTTTGCAAAGACGCACCTTAACGCGCAAAAACTTATTGGCGCAGACAAAGTTGCTATACCAGGTAAGGCTGCTACAGACGAGGAATGGCAGAGCCTTTATCAAAGACTAGGTGCTCCCGAAGATCCGAACCAGTACGAAGTAGAGCAAACGGATGTTTTTGACGAAGCTTCATTTACTGCCTTTAGAAACAAAGCGTATGAGATTGGTTTGTCTAATAAGCAGGCGCAAGAAATTGCAGGCTTGTATCAGGATCAGATAGCCACCGGCCGCGAGGCTCTTAATCAGCGCGCAGAGGAAGCTAGGTTTAGCGGCGAGCAAGAATTGCGTAAAGAATTTGGGCAAAACTTTGAGCAACGCCTTACCCAAGCACAGGCTGCGGCCCGTACAGTTATGCCCGATGCTGATCTATTTGAAGTAACTTTAGCAGACGGACGTAAGTTAGGCGACCACCCTGATATTATTAAAGCATTTTCAAGCATGGCAGAAATGCTAGGAGAAGATGGTTTGGTCGGGGAACCGACTGATGTTGTTATGAGTTCGCAAGACGCAAGGCAACTCATTTCAGAACACATGCGGCCTAATACGCCGTATACAATTGCTGGACACCCAGAGCATGACATGGCAGTTGCCGAAGTCTTGCGCCTGCGTGGCTATGTATAGTGGATAACCGAAAGGCCCGCGCGGTAAGCTTGTCAGTCAGGCGGAGTAGTTGCCCTAAGCAACAGCAAGGCCCCTTCGGGGATAACCATGCGCAGCAACTTTAACTGTAACAGAGCAAGGAGAGACAAATGTCTTCTCAAATTACCACAGCTTTTGTCAATCAGTTTTCCGCAAACATCCAAATGCTGTCACAGCAAATGGGTTCTCTGCTGCGTAACGCGGTAGATGTGGAAAGCGTGAATGGCGAAAAAGCTTTCTTCGACCAAGTGGGTGCGGCTGCGGCTGTCCTACGAACTTCGCGCCACGCCGATACGCCTATTGTGGACACTCCACATAGCCGCCGGATGGTAACAATGTCTGACTATGAGTACGCTGACTTGATCGATGATCAAGACAAAGTGCGTTTGCTCGTTGATCCGACTTCAACATACAGTCGTGCTGCGGCAGCAGCTATGGGCCGCGCAATGGATGATGTTATCCTTTCTGCTGCTCTTGGCGTATCCCAGACAGGTAAAGACGGTTCATCAACAACATCATTGCCAAACGCCCAAAAGATTGGACACGCATCTGCTGGTTTGACCCTTGCTAAGTTGATTGAAGCTAAAGAAAAACTTGATAGCGGCAACGTCGATCCTTCGATTACGCGTCATATCGTTGTTTCTCCAGCGCAAGTTAGCGACCTGTTGAACAACACAACTGTAACTTCAAGCGACTACAACACTGTCAAAGCCCTGGCGATGGGTGAAATCAACACATTTGTTGGATTTAACTTTATCGTTTCAAACCGCTTGGCTGTGGACGGTAACGCTGATCGTCGAGTGATTGCGTTTGCAACAGACGGCATCAAGTGCGCTATTGGCAAAGAGCCATCAGCACGCATTGATGAACGTGCAGACAAATCCTATGCGACTCAGGTGTACTATTGTCAGTCAGTCGGTGCGACGCGGATGGAAGAGTCCAAAGTCGTTGAAATCGCTTGTAACGAATAAGGAGACTGAAAAATGGCTACTGTATATTCCGCACAACGCACCAACTCACGCGCCACACCGGCAGTGATGAACCAAGCCAATGAGCTTAGTGGACGAGTCCGCATAGCTTATGGCACATACGAAGCATCTTCACTGGCGGCTGCTAGTGTAATTGAGATGTTTATTTTACCCGATGGCGCACGCTTGGTTCAAGGCAACCTGGCATATGACGCGCTTGGTAGTGGCACAACACTGTCTGTTGGCTACGCGGCCCACACAAACGCAGCCGGTACGGCTGTGTCTGCGGCAGCGGCAGCTTACAAGGCAGCGGCTGCGTCAACATCTGCCCAAAAGGTAGACGTTCTTGCAACTATCGCTCTAGGCTCCGGCACAGAGACAGATGCAAACGAGAACGGCGTAGCAATTACCGTGACTAATGCGGGTACTGCTACAGGCTCTATTGAGCTAACTATCATGTATGTGGTAGACTAATAAGAGCGGGGGCGGCTTGTCGCCCCCTCTCCCTTATGGAGATAGCAAATGACCAGCGTTGTAGATATTGCCAATTACGCCCTAAACTCTTTAGGTGCTTCTAACATTACGTCCCTTGGCGAGAACAGTAAGCCGGCCCGTATTGTTAATCAGCGTTACGAGGCTGTGCGTGACAGCGTGTTTAGATCCCATCCCTGGAATTGCTTAATACGAAGAGCGGAGCTTGCGCAAGAGACTGAAGCTCCTGTTTATGGCTACGCTTATAACTACGCCCTGCCATCCGATCCATACTGCCTTCGTGTGCTACAGTTTAGCAACGGGTCAATGACCTACCCTTATGACAATATGCGCAGCAACAGTGACACCCCAGCGTTTATCATTGAAGGTCGCAAACTTTTGACAGATGAGGGTACGGTAAAGATTAAGTACGTTGCTAGGATTACAGACCCTCAACAGTATGATGCTGGGTTAGTAGAGGTTCTGGCTTCACGTTTGGCTTATGAGCTTTCATATGCGATTACGGGATCAACAACTGTTCGACAAATTGCTGCGGCAGATTTTGACAGAAAACTAAAGGATGCTCGTTTCGAGGATGCTACAGAAGGCGCGCCGGAGCGGATTGAGGCCAGCGACTTTATAGAAGCGAGGTTCTAAATGGCTCGTTCCTCACTAGCCCTTAGCACCTTTACATCTGGCGAGATCTCTCCACGACTTGAGGGTCGCATAGATATTGAAAAGTATCGCTCTGGGCTTTCAGATTTGACAAACATGATTGTGCAGCCGCACGGAGGCTTGACCCGTAGGCCAGGCACAGAATACTTGGGCTCAGTTAAAGATAGTTCTGTAAAAACACGGCTAATCCCTTTCCAGTTTAAAACATCTGACACCTACATTTTGGAGTTCGGCCACCAATACATGCGGGTTTTTCGCAATGGGTTGCAAGTTTTATTAGGCTCTGCAAAAACCATTACTGCTGCAACCAAAGCAAACCCCGCCGTTATAACCAGCAATAGCCACGGATACAGCAATGGCGATGAGATCTATCTAACTAGCGTGGGTGGAATGACTGAGCTAAACGCTCGCAATTACATTGTAGCAAACGCATCGACAAATACTTACTCGCTAAAAGATTTGTTTGGCAACAACATAAACTCAACTAATTATACAACTTACACATCTGGTGGGTCCACTGACGAGATATATGAAACGGCAACGCCATACGCTTCTGCTGATGTATTCAGTTTACGATTTGCCCAATCTGCTGATGTTATGTATTTTGCTCATCCAAGCTACGCAATTAGAACGCTTTCCCGCACTGATCACAATGCTTGGACGTTTGCGACTCCTACTATTAACGAAAATAATACGCCGACTTTAACCAGTTCTAACAATTACCCTAGCGTTGTTACTTTCTTTGAACAGCGTTTAGTTTTTGCGGCAACGAACAATAACCCTCAAACCATTTGGTTTTCCAAAAATGCTGATTATTTAAATTTTACAACGGGAACCTCTGCTGACAACGCCCTGATTTACACCATTGCGTCAAACCAAGTGAACAGTATTCGCTATCTTTCTCCTACGCGAGTGCTAACAATAGGCACTTCGGGCGGCGAGTATGTCCTGACAACAACAAACGATGGCCCCATTACCCCAACAACCACGCAAATCCGCAAGTATTCTAACTATGGCTCTGCAAATATTGAGCCCGTCCAGGTTGCGGATGTCACGCTTTTCCTACAGCGCGGCAATAGAAAGGTCCGTGAGTTTAAATATGTTGGTGAAGTTAATACGGCTGGCTATCAAGCCCCAGATATAACAGTTTTAGCAGAGCACATTACTAAAGGTGGTGTCGAAGGGTTTGCATATCAGCAAGAGCCAGAAAACATTGTTTGGTGTATTCGTGCCGATGGCACACTTTTGGGCTTAACGTATCGACGAGAAGAGGCTGTTGTTGCATGGCATAAGCATGTGATTGGTGGGACGTTTAGCGGAGGCCAAGCGGTTGTTGAAAGCATTTCAGCGCTTCCGACTGACAGCGGCAATGACGAGCTTTACATGGTTGTTAAGCGCACGATCAATGGGCAGACAATGCGCTATGTTGAGGTGATGAAGGACTTTGACTTTGGAAGCACCACAACTTCTGCATTTTTTGTTGACAGTGGCCTCGCTTATGCGGGTTCTGCTGTATCCGGCTTTAGTTCGCTCTACCATTTAGAGGGCGATGATGTTTCAATCCTGGCTAACGGCGCAAGCCACCCTGATAAAACTGTATCTAACGGGGCAATCTCCTTGGACTTTTCCGCTACAAGCGCAGCGATTGGGTATGGCTACACTTCAAGTATGCAGACGCTGCGCATAGAAAGCGGATCTCAAGATGGCATTTCTCAAGGTAAACCTAAAAGAATACACGGCATTACGATGCGTTTGTTTGAGACTGTTGGCGTTGAGATCGGAAATGATGCTGGCGAAATAGACCGCGTTTTCTTCCGCGATAGCTCGATGGCTATGGATAAAGCTGTGCCTTTGTTCACTGGTGATAAGGATATTGAATTTCAGGGTGGGTTTGATGACGATGATAGGATATACTTGCAACAGACACAGCCGTTACCACTTACAATCTTAGCGTTGTACCCAAGAATGAATACGTTTGACAAATGATAGCAGCAACACTTACCAGGGCCCATATTTTGCATGTAGCTAAGAACGCCCCCAAAGAGAATGACACCAACATTGGCTTGGTGCTTTCTAGCCTTCATATGTTCGCGGCTCCTGGTCGCGGTCTGGCTTTTCTGGGTGAGGGCAATGTCTACGCCGTAACAGGATTAGCGCCAATGTGGGACGGTGTGGCTGAAGCTTGGTTTATTCCGACAAAAGACATGCAGAAAAAAAAGATCCAGACAATACGCTTAGTTCGGCGTGAGCTTGATGCGGCCATACAGCGCTTAAAGTTACGCAGGGTTCAAGCTGCGGTTCGCTCTGACTTTGCGGGGGCGCACAAGCTTGCAAAGTTCTTGGGCTTTGAAAGCGAAGGCTTGATGAAAAAGTACGGGCCTGACGGGCTTGACTATGAAAGGTACGCCAAATGGAGCCTATGACATTAATGGCAATCGGCCAAGCTGGACTATCCTTGCTCGGCGGGGTCAACCGTGACTCTGCCGCCGCTAGAGCTGCCGCCGCACAACAGCGCATAGGTGAGTTTAACGCACAGATCATTGAGCGTGATGTAAACCTTCTGGAAAACCAGCGTACTATTATAAACAATAACACGCTTATCTCCAACACGCGCAAGAGGAAGCAATTCCGCGATGTGCAGGGCGAGGTTGTTGCTAACTATGCTTACGCTGGGATCGACATTGCCGTAGGTACTCCAATGGCAGTTTTGCGGGAGAACGCCAGAGAGATTGAGTATGAGATAACGATTGATAAGTTTAACAACTACGTCACCAACATGCAGATTAACGATGCTCAAGAAGACGCCAAGCTTACTGCTCAGATGTCTCGCATGGAGGCTGGCGCTGGCGCAGCAGCAACGCGCGCACAAGGCACAGCAAGTTTAATCTCAAGCTTCGGGCAAGCGGCGCAACTTGGTTACAACAGCGGTATGTTTGGAGGTACAACGACATGAGAATACCGACATACACAGCCGGATCGCAAATGACATCCGAAGCTCCTGGTCGTAGCTTTCGAGCCAGGGCAAATGCGCAGCCCTTTGTGCAGCAGGCGCAGGCCCAGAGCGTCATATCTGGCGCTGTAATAGGCCAGGCAGCTGAGTTTACGGCAATGCGTTACAAGGCTGCGCGTGAAACGCAGGTTAATGAAAAACTGCTTGCTGGCGAAGAGACGTTAAGAGAAGAGGCTTTAAACCTATCAAAGATCCAAACCGGCAAACTTCGCAATATTTTCAATGAGGGCGGTAAGGAAGAGGAAGGCCTCTGGTCCCAGGCAAGCAAGGCCACGCGCGAAAAGCTTCTTGAAGATGTAAATGACTTAGAGTCTCGGCGTATTCTGACCGATCGTTTCAATCAGATGGAATTAACGCAACGGTTTTCCTTGCGCAACACGATTGACCAAAAGATTGAAAGTGCCAACACAGCCGCCCGCGCGGTCAGGGCTAATACAACAATGCAAAACCTTGCTAATGTAACATCGGTTGATGAGTTTAATCTTATTGCTTCCAACTTTGGCGTTGATAGTATTCGTATGGGTCAGCTTGGCCTGGGCAATCCAGAGGCATTAAAAAAGCAAGAGTTTGCGGTTATTACAGGTGCTGTAACAAGCAACCTAATGCAAGCGATACAAAGCAGCGACACCCCAAGCCGGGATCTTGAAAACATCCGCCTGGCTATTAGGGACAATGATCCAAACTTAGCAGGCAAGAACCAACTTCAACTTGCTCTTCTAAAAAAGCTTCCCCTGCAAAATCAGGCCCAGATCCTGCGATCTCTTGGCACTGGCGCTGGATTTATAGACGCGGCTTCTGCGGAAGAGGAAAAACAGCGCCGTGTTAATAAGCAGGTTGCAACAAAAACCGGCGAACAGATTACATCTTATACACAAATACTTCAAGATGGCGGCACTTTGCCTGGCAATGGAGTTGCAGATCTAGAAGTATTGGTTACTGGAGTTTCTCAATTTATCGACAATATAGAGGCAGTCGAGTTGCAAGAGGGCTTGGGAGATCTTCAGTACATACAGGATCTTTCTTCCTCAGTGAAAAAGGTTTCAAACCTTCAAGATCTTGATGGTATGATAATGGGTCTTGAGACGGGCGACACAATGGATGGCCCAGGGCTCCAAGCTAGGGAGCTTCTAGGCTTAGACTTTCTGCGCGGTTTCCGTGCAAACATGGATAAGCAGCTGAAAAACGACCCTATTGGCTTTGCTTCTAAAACAGGCGCTGTAAAGGTTGCGGCGGTAAACTTAACAGCGGATGCAATTCAGAGAACCCAGGAGACAGGAGAGGATCAAACTGGAGCCCAGCAAAGGATCTTGGCAGCAATACAGGTTCAAGGCCATTATAATTTATCTGGTCCTCTTACAATTCTAAGCCCGACCGAAGCTTTGGCGTATGCCCCAAGATTGAATACCGGCACGGCTTTAGAGAAGATGCAGGCAATCAACGACATTACGCAGCTGTTTGGAGATTACTCTAATGCGGTTATGGCCCAGATTGCGCCGAACTCTCCAGTTACTGCGCATGTTGCAGGGCTTATGCAGGATGGTTTGCTAAACCAGGCTGAGATTATTCTAAATGGTATCTCTGAAATTGAGGAGAATGGTTCCCCTTTTGTAGGGGCAGATAAGGCTGAAATCAAAGAAGAAATGTTTAGCATTATAGGAACGGCGTTTGAAAACCTGCCTGGTGGTGTTAATGCAGAGCTAAAAAAGAATATTAGCGATACTGCCGAAGCCTATTATGCAGAAGTTATTTCTCGTAAAGTTAACAAAGAATTTGATGAAGGCCTCTGGTCCCAGGCCGTTCAAGTAGCTTCTGGCTTCAACTCTCAAACAGGCACTGGCGGTGTTCAAGAAGTGTCCGGCAAGCCCACGCTTTTACCAGCAAACCGCACAGCAGATGAAATCAATGAGGCTATAAACTCTATATCTTATGAAGACTTTAATGACATAGCAGCGGATGGCGTAATTAATCAAAAGGTTTTTGCCTTCTTTCAAGCCGAAAAATATAGTATCCAAGTGCTCGGCAAGAGAAACGGGCAAATGGTTTATGGGATTTTTGACGGAGAGTATGGCGATAGTAAATATGGGATGCTAACTGACAATGCAGACATTGATATAACATTTACTATGGAAGATTTAGTGCGATCTTCGCGTAAAAGTGCATCCTCTAAAAAGTACAGCGGTTTTCTAGCGACTAAAGGGGATCAAGTTTTGATAGGGGATCTAGCTAACGACTTAAATAACAGCGGCATAGATCTGAATGACAAGCAAGCTGTGGATGATTTTATTGAAAGCAACGCGCAAAATAAAAGAATTTCAGGCCGCAAAGTTTTAGTCAGGAGAGAAGCGGTTAGGTTGAGGGACCAGTAATGAGTAGTTACCTCAGAGATGAAATAAACCCAACTTCTTTTGCAACGGTTCCTCGACGCAATAAACCCGAAGGTGGGTTTATCGAAAACGTAAAGAAATCGTTTGATGCTGCCAGGATGCAAAGCGGATCTGCTGCTGAATTGTATGTAGAAGACACCTGGGAGCCTATCGTTGATGAAATTGAAATTATCACTGGCAAGTCTTTTAAAAATCCAGGCTCGTATCTAAACCCGAATGTTCTTTCCATTCTTTCTGGCGAGGCTATGCGTAGTTACGGTAAAAAACGATACGATTATGAAGCACAGCAGGTTGAAAGCTATGTTCGGGAAAACCGTGAGGCATTACCGCCAGAGCTTGTTGTGTCTGTTCTTGATCCAGAGCGGGATAAAGTTTGGGTTGCAGCCGCGAGAGACAAATACTTTGTTGAACAAAGTGAATTAGCGGAGCTTACTGCTAGATCTCCAGGCTTGGGGAATGTAACTGCCAGGTTTGTTGGCGGTATGGGATTTGGTGCAACTGACCCAATAAATCAGTCTGCTATGGCCCTGCCTGCTGGTTGGGTAAAAACTGGAAAAAGTTTGCTTGGTATGGTTTTTTACGAAGCGGCTGTAAATGCTACCACCGAAGCAATACAGCAACCTGGTGTAGCTGCATGGTACAAAAGTCTAGGCCTAAAATATGGCTGGGAAGATTTTCGCAATAATGTTGGACAGGCGGCGTTAATTGGTGGCGCATTTCCAATAGCCATTAAAATTGGCGCGGATACAGTTAAGCTTACAGCAAGCCAGGCAAGGCAAGGCGCTAAAGTTCTCAGTCAGGCAGCGGGACGAAAATCCCCAATGCAGGCAAACGCCGAAGTATTAGAGGAAGTTTACACCTCAGCCGCAGAAAGTACCCCCCTGGTCAGAACCCAGGACGCTGATATAGAGCACAACGCGCGTCTTACCGAAGCGGATATTGCGTTTACCAATGGTAAGCTTCCCAAGGTTTCTGAGATCCCTGCCTCTCCGGTAGAGTTGCCGGATAACGTAAACCGAGCAACAAACATTAGAGGTATTGTTGACGAGTTTGATCCTAACGATATTGGCGTGGATGCTAAGACGTTTCAGTTTAAAGAAGGTGGCGACCAGTTTGGGGTGACTGACCGGCTCCAGGGTGTAACCCAGTGGGATCCTATTAAGGGTGGCATGGTTACTATCTATGAGTATGCGGATAGTCGCTTATTCATTGCTGACGGCCACCAGAGGCTAGGCCTTGCCAAGCGGATCTCTCAGCAAGATCCGTCACAGAACGTCAAAATGATTGGCTATCGTTTGCGCGAAGTTGACGGGATTACGCCAGAAGATGCTATGGTCACAGCCGCTCTAAAGAATATATCTGAGGGGACGGGTAGCGCGATTGACGCTGCAAAGGTCTTGCGAACTAGCCCACAGCGCATTGGCGAGTTACCGCCACGATCGGCATTTGTTCGCCAGGCAACTGATCTTGCAAACCTGGTCGGTGAAGCTTGGGGAATGGTTAAAAACGAGGTTGTTGCTCCAAACTTTGCGGCTATTGTTGGTCGGTTAATCCCTGGTGATGAAAACTTGCAGAAAGCAGCCTTAAATGTTTTGGCGAAAACAGAACCGGCTAACGCATTCCAGGCAGAATCGATTGTGCGTCAGGTAAGAGAAACTAGCATGGTGTCTGAAACGCAAGAAAACCTGTTTGGCGAAGAAGTGCTTACGACTAGCCTTTTTATGGAGCGAGCAAAGGTTTTAGACCGAGCTCAAAAACAGCTGCGCAAAGATAAATCTTCATTTCAAAACCTCATCAAGAACGCTACTAGGCTTGAAGATGAAGGTAACTTATTAGCTAGAGATGCAAATCAGAAAAGGGCTCAAGAAGATGGCAAAGCGGTCGCGCTCCTCCAAAGTCAAGCGAACAGGAAAGGCGCTCTCTCAGACGCCCTTACCGAAGCAGCAAGAAACGCAAAAGAAACCGGAAGCTACAACGCCGCTACAACTAGCTTTATCGAAGATGTCCGACGAGCAATTTCAGCAGGCGAGTTCGACCGCGCAGAAATTGGCGATGCTGGACGCACTTTCAATGCTCCAGATGAAATCGCGTCAATACGAACTAGCGCAGAGGAAGGCCAGCTAGACGCATTTGATGATGCGTTTGGTCAAGGTTCTCTGGACCAGGCCAGCCAGTTAGAGGGCGATGTCCTGGGCAGCGTGATTGCCAATGATGCAGCTAAGGCAAAGATCGGCAAACCCGCTGTTATGCCAGAAGATCGCATTGTTCGGCTTCAAGATATGGACCCTATCGAAAGCAAGGTTCTTGAAAGCCAAGTTAAAACAGAGCAAAATTTTATTGATGTTGATGAAATTATGGTACGCGCAGAGCGCAACCACGCGGAATTAACTTCTGAGATTTCCAGGGCTGCTGAGTTGGCTGGGGCAAAACAGAAACCAGCAAAACTCAAAAAGCGTGAACGTGTCGAGGAAAAACTGCGAGATAAATACTCTGGTGATCTGAACCGAATTACAGATGTCGCGCGTGGTGGGATTAGTGCTGAAACAAACGAAGCTACGGAGCAATTCATTGCTGCTTTATCCAAGCGATACAAGGTTATTGATGAAGGATATGCTTTTACAAGTGAAGGCTATTTTGACCGCAAGCTTTCCGTTGTATTCGATGATGGACAAATTGGAGAGGTCCAGATCTGGCCTCCTGGTATGTTGGAAGCAAAGCAAAGCGGCGGCACTGAGCTTTACAAAATATCGCGTGATTTAAATCAACCCGATGCAGCTAGAGCCAAAGCGGTTGAGGATATGAAAAATCTGTATGGGGAGGTTGCAGGCAATCTTTCTGAAAGTTGGTCAGCACTTATAAACCGTCAGCTGCCATCGGGCATAGACCAGCCGAGCCTGGTTGTCAGTGACGCTACCATTTCTCGCGTAACCTCTGGTGAGCGGGTATCCGAAAGTATTGCGGCAGAGGAAATAGGCTTCCAAGACCCGTCACTTGCAAGAGACACCATTGCGCCTGGCTCTGTTTCGACTGTGGGTATAGACCCATCTACTAGAAAAAATCTCAATGTTGATACCTCCGACACCGATATACTGCTAGAAGAGCTACAAGTCAACTTCCGAGAAGATACGGAGATCCCGATCGGTAGCCGCCTGGATGAGAAGACAAACGAAATCGTGCCGCAATTCCAAACATTGCGAGACATGAAGGATGAATTTGACCAGGATGTTAAAATGCTGGATCGTTTAAGAGGGTGCGCAAAATGAGCTTTAGGGAATGTATTATTAACGCCCAGGCCGAGGGAACCATCACAGAAGCCCAGGCGAAGGAAGCGCGGGATCTTCTTGATGAGCTTGAAGAGCAGTACCAGGGAAAGATGGGATCTGGACCGGCTTCTAGCCAAGCTGCGCGTGATACCTTTGACGCTCTTGAGCGGCAAGCCTTTGAGCGCAAACGGAAAAAGCTTTTAACAGCTAAGGCTTGGCAGCAAGTTAGCTTTAATATGAACCAATACAAAGACCCTCTGGGACGCAGCAATCCTTTTGCCGCAGCAATTGCGCATCTTGAACAAGATGGGATGTCTCGTTTTTCTAGCGTTACTCAAAGGGAAGACGCCGTAAAAGGCATGGCTTTTGCTGAGATGAACAAGGTTCTTGGTACGTTTCGGCGCAACCTAGTTGGGGAGGTTCGGCAAAAAGCGCAGCTTAAAAACATGACGCGCGAGATCTTTGGCGAAAATACGGGAGATGTCAGCGCGAAAGAGATGGCGGCTGCATGGACTAAGACCGCAGAGACACTTCGCAAAAAGTTTAATCGTGCCGGTGGATCTATTCCTAAAAATGAAAAGTGGTTCTTGCCTCAAAATCATCAAAGCTTAAAAATAAGCAAAGCTGACTATGAGGGTTGGAGAAGCAGCATTCTTCCTAAGCTTTCTCCTAATGATATGATAGACCAAATGACGGGTCTTGCCTTCACACCTCAGCGCTTAGAGTTAGCTTTAAGAGATGTTTACGAAACTATAACTACAGAGGGCGCAAACAAAATGCGGCCTGGTTCCGGCCAGCGTGGCAAAAGCCTTGCCAACCAACGCCAGGATCACCGCTTTTTGGTTTTTAAGGATGCTGATAGCTGGCTTGAGTATCAAAGGGAATTTGGCGACGATAACGTGTTTGATGTTATGGTTTCTCACATTTCTAATATGTCCCGCGATATTGCAATGATGGAAGTGCTTGGCCCTAACCCAACGTCAACTATAACTTTTATGAAAGACAGTCTGACCAAGCAAGCCAACATGGCAAAGGATGAAGCCCTAAAGGACAAGGCGCGCTCTACCGGCAAGCGACTTGACGATATGTATATGGCTGTATCTGGCAGAAACAACTCTCCTATTAACAGCAAATTTTCATCGACAATGGCAGGAACGCGCCAAATCTTGCAGTCTGCGCAACTTGGCGCGGCTGCAATCTCAGCAATAACAGATGTTAATTTTCAGCGCCTTGCCCGTCAATTCTCTGGACTGCCCCAAACTGGCATACTTAAAGATTATTTAAAATATATAAGCCCGCTAGGGGCCAAGGAAAAAGGCGAGCTTGCTATTAGCTCCGGCTTGATTGCTGAGGGTTGGACTAGCCTTGCTGCTGGTCAAATGCGTTTTGTCGGGGATATGTCGGGACCAGAGGTTACGCGCAGAATATCTGACTTTGTTATGAGGGCGTCATTCTTGTCGCCTATGACTTCGGCCGGACGGTGGGCATTTGGCATGGAGTTTATGGGTACTGTAGCCCGCAATGCTGGCAAAGCCTTTGACGAGCTCGACCCTAACTTTCGTTCTACAATGGAGCGGTACAATATCCAGGCTACGCAGTGGGACATAATACGGCGCACAGATCCATATGACGATAAGGGCGCAAAGTTTATACGTCCTACAGACATTGCTGCGCGCACTGATATTGATGAGGATCTGCGCGAAAACATATCTACCAGGTTGCTGGAAATGATAAACACGGAAACCAATTTTGCGGTTCCCTCAACATCTGTTCGTGGCGCTACATTCCTAACTGGCGGAACGCAGCCTGGAACGCTAACTGGCGAAATGGCCCGATCGTTTGCAATGTATAAAAACTTTGGCGTTACCCTGGTTAATACGCACTTGATGCGCGGGATGCAGCTGCCGCAATCATCTTCTAAAGGTGCGTACTATTCAAATCTGTTAATTTCTACAACTCTCATGGGCGCTCTAGCGATGCAAATGAAAGAGGTTTCCAAGGGTAGAGATCCGCGTGAAATGTTTGGCGATAGCGAAGAAACAGCAAAGTTTTGGTTTGCAGCCTTTATGCAGGGCGGCGGATTAGGTATCTTTGGTGATTTTCTAACTTCTGGTACAAGCCGCTATGGGTCAGGGCTATCCGAAACAATAGCTGGTCCGGTTGCCGGTGCGGGTCAAGACCTTCTTGAACTAACAGTTGGCAATCTGTACCAAGCGGCCACAGGCCAGGATACAAACGCTGCCAGTGAAATGGTTAAGTTCACACAACGTCACACGCCAGGTTCTTCTCTTTGGTATGGACGCCTAGCATTGGAGCGCGGTTTATGGGATCAAATGCAGTTAATGACTGATCCGAAAGCGAAATCTAAGTTTCGCAGGCTGGAAAATAGAACAAAAAAACAGACAGGACAAAAATATTGGTGGGGGCCGGGAGATACTACACCTAGCCGTGCGCCAGAAATATCGAAAGCATTTGAATAGTTGTCTATCAAATGGAAACAATATGTGGTATTTTTCGGCTGAGATAAGGATTTGACATGACAGTATCAAGCAGCACTAATCGAGCAAGTTACAGCGGCAACGGCGCGCTTACGACTTTCGCTTACGGCTTTAAGGTTTTTGACCAAGATGAGCTGACGGTTATCCTTCGATCAAGCGCTGGAACAGAAACAGTCCAATCGATTACAACGAACTACACTGTCACAGGTGTAGGGGCCGCTAGCGGCGGTAACGTAGTTTTTGGGGCTGCACCGGCGTCAGGAGTTACCATTGTTATCTTGCGCGAATTGGACCTGGATCAAGGATTAGACTTAGTTCCTAACGATCCATTCCCTGCGCAGTCTCTTGAAAACAGCTTGGACAAGTTGACCTTCATGGTGCAGCAGCACAAAGAAGAGCTTGGTCGAACAATCAAGGCTTCACGAACAAACGTCATTACTGGCTCTGAATTTACAATCTCTGCGACAGATCGTGCGAATAAAATCTTTGCTTTTGATAGCTCCGGCAATGTTAGCATCACCCAAGAGATCGGTACGTTTCGGGGAAATTGGGCCGCGTCTACCGCTTATGAAGTGCGCGACTTGGTTAAGGACACAAGCACTAATAATATCTTTATGGTAAAAACTGCGCACACTTCTAGCGGCTCGCAGCCACTTACGACAAATGCTAACTCTGCAAAGTATGATTTAATTGTTAATGCATCCGCAGCAACCACCAGCGCCACAGCAGCAGCCGCAAGCGAGACAGCGGCAGAGACAGCAGAGACAAACGCAGAGACCGCACGGGACGCAAGCATTGCCGCAAAAGATGCAAGTGTCGTTGCCAAAAATGCAAGCGTTGTTGCAAAGGATGCAAGCGTTACTGCAAAGAACTCTTCAGAAACCGCACTTGCTAGTTTTACCGGCCAATACTCCACAGGATCTTCCGATCCTAGCAGCGCCTTAAACACTGGTGATTTGTTTTTTAATTCGTCAACAAACTTGATGAAAGTTTACACCGGATCTGCTTGGATCGCCCTTACGCCTAGCAGTTCTGCCCAAGCAAACATTGACGCACTTGCGGCTTCCGCCGTTCTTGCCGACATGGCGATTCTTGCAACAGATGCAATTGTCGCTGATATGGCGATTTTAGGCACTGATGCTATTGTAGCCGACATGGCTATCTTGGCTACGGACGCCATCGTTGCAGACATGGCTATCCTGGCTACGAACGATGTTGTGGCAGACATGAATATCTTAGCTACCTCTGATATTGTAAATGACATGAATGTCTTGGGAACCTCTGCCAATGTCACGGCGATGTCGAATGTTTCTGGATCAATA